TCAGGCAGTGGCCCGATCAGCGCATTGTGATTGTAACCCATTCACGTGAGCTGATCGCCCAGAACCACGCTGAGATGGTGGGGCTGTGGCCCGAGGCTCCGGCGGGGATCTATTCCGCCGGACTTGGGCGGCGCGAGGCGGCTGCGCGCATTCTGTTCGCGGGCATCCAGTCGGCGCATCGCCGCGCGGCGGAAATCGGCCACTGCGATCTTGTCCTGATCGACGAGGCGCATCTGATCCCGACCGTCTCGACAACCATGTACCGTCGATTCCTCTACGAGCTCACTGCCATCAACCCGAAGCTCAAGGTGATTGGCCTCACGGCGACGCCCTATCGGCTCGAGAGCGGCATGCTGCATGAGGGCGAGGGGGCGTTGTTCACCGACATCGCCTATGAGATCTCGGTGCGCGAGCTGATCGACCAGGGCTATCTTTGCCCGCTCATCAGTAAGCAGCCGAAGACGAAGCTCAGTGTGGTGGGCGTCGGCAGCCGCGGTGGGGAGTTCATCGCCAGCGAGTTGCAGGCAGCGGTCGACAAGGAGGCCATCACACGGGCCGCCGTGTCCGAGATCATCGCCTATGGCGCGGACCGCAAGTCCTGGCTGGCATTCTGTTCCGGCGTCGACCACGCCCGCCATGTTGCGGAGGAATTCCTGGCGCGCGGTGTCAGCTGTGCCACGATCTTCGGCGACACGCCCAAGGACGAGCGGGACGGGATCATCGCCGCGTTCAAGCGGCAGGAGATCCGGGCGCTCGCCTCCATGGGGGTGTTGACCACCGGCTTCAACGCCCCGGCGGTCGATCTCATCGCCATGCTGCGACCGACCAAGTCGGCGGGGTTGTACGTGCAGATGGCGGGCCGTGGTACGCGGCTGGCGCCGGACAAGCAGAATTGCCTCGTTCTCGACTTCGCCGGCAATGTCAGCCGCCATGGACCCATCGACTTGGTAGAACCACGGAAGCCTGGCGGTGGAGGTGGAGGCGAGGCGCCGACCAAGGTCTGTCCCGAGTGCGAAAGCATCATCGCGCTGGCAGCCGTCGAATGTCCCGACTGCGGATATGTGTTTCCGGCGCGCGAAGTGAAAATCGCCCCAACCGCATCGACGCTCGCCATCCTGTCAGGGAGGCGCGATCGCTGGATCGAGGTGACCTCCGTCAGCTACAGGAAGCACACCAAGCAGGGCAGCCCGCCGTCGCTTAAGGTGGAGTATCACAGCGGCCTTGCCATTCACCGGGAATGGGTATGCTTCGAGCACCAGGGCTATGCCCGGCTCAAGGCCGAAGGCTGGTGGCAGCGCCGGTCTACAGCCCCACTGCCCGCTACGGTGGATGAGGCCATCAGTGCGTCAGCAAGCCTGCTGCGCCCCAGCCACATTTTCGTTCGCTCAAGCGGACAGTTCACCGAAGTCTCCAAACACAGGTTCGAAGCATGCATCACAACCCGGAAGGCCTCTGCGCCGTCTGCCACCGTGAACCGCTCCACCATGGCTGGTTCGACCCAGTCTACCAGGCTTCCGACCCCCGGCGGGACGCAAGTCGAAAACGGCTCTGCAGCCGTGTCTGCCAGGACATCTGTCACGGGAGGAAAGGCATGATCGACCCGACACCAAACGAGAAGGCGGCCATGGAGCGTGGCGGCCAGATGGGCGGCGAGTATCTCGAGAGCATCGGCAAGACCGATCTCGCCACCTTCACGGTGGAGGAGTGGTCCACATTCATCGAATGCGTGGTCACGGGCTACTGCGATTGCCTCCGTGAACTCGCGTCTACCGACAGAAACCGGCTTGACGCCATGAAAGAAGGAGTGCCTTTCTGATGGCCAATATCAACTTCATGGCGCGCTACGGCGAACGCCTGCTGACCAATGGCTATTGCATCCTGCCGATCGCGCCCGGAACCAAGAAACCGGGCCGCCATGCGCGGGGCAAATGGAGCGATTATCCGGAATGGAACCGCCATGCGGCGCGCTCCACCACCGAGATCGAGCTCAAGTCCTGGTCACGCTGGCCGGGCTGCGGAATCGGCATCGTGGGCGGGGCGGTCGCGGCAATGGACATCGACATTGCCGAGGACCCGGCTCTCGCGCTCGAAATCGAGAAGCTTGCGCGCGAGCGGCTCGGTGATACGTCTGCCGTGCGCATTGGCCGGGCGCCCAAGCGCATGCTGGTCTATCGGACGGCATCGCCCTTCAAGGGCATCAAGCGCCATCCGCTGGAAGTGCTCTGCCTTGGTCAGCAGTTCGTGGCCTATGCCGTTCATCCGGACACGGGCGAACCTTATTCCTGGCCGGAAGAAGGTTTGGCGGACATCGATATCGCCAGCCTGCCCGAGATCGACGAGGCCATGGCGCGCGCGTTCCTCGAAGAAGCCTCGGCGCTTCTGCCGGAGGGCATGCGGCATGTGACGCTCGCGGGCGCTGAGCCTGCAGCTATTGTCCCCTCCCACGCACGGGCTGGTACCATGCCGGCCATTCGCGCAGCGCTGGCATTCATTCCCAACGCTGAGCTGGACTATGACAGCTGGGTCCGCATCGGGCTTGCGCTCAAGGGCGCCCTGGGTGATGCGGGTGAAGAGCTCTTCGCCTCCTGGTCGGCCCAAGCCGCCAAGAATGACGATGCCTTCACGGCAAGGAGCTGGGCGTCGTTCAAGCCGAATACCATCGGGGCGGGCACGATCTATCATCTCGCCATGGAGCGCGGCTGGAAGCCGGATGCCGGTCTTGTGCTGGATGGTACTGCCACCAAGGCAGAAAAGCATCCGGCGACGGCGCTGCTGGCAAAGATCAGCGCAGGTGCGGGGGGTGTCGCGCAGGCGAGCGATACCCCGCGCCTGGTTATTCCGCCCGCTCCCGCGCTCGACCGGCTGGATGGTGCGCTCGGCCTTCTGGTGAACCACATCCTTGTCACAGCAATCCGCCCGCAGCCCTGGCTCGCGGTCGGGGCTGCTCTGGCGGCGCTGGGCTCTCTCATGGGCCGCAAGGTGCGAACCGAGAGCAATCTGCGCTCCAACATCTATGTTCTCGGCATCGCCGAGAGCGGTGGTGGCAAGGATCATGCGCGCAAGGTGATCAAGGAGGTCTTCGTCCAGGGTGGGCTTGCGGCACACCTCGGTGGTGAGCGGCTTGCCTCGGGGGCGGGACTCATCACCGCCCTGTCGCGGCAGCCTGCCTCGCTGTTCCAGATCGATGAGTTCGGCAAGTTTGTCGCCAATGTCGTCGACAAGCGCCGGGCGCCGAAACACCTCACCGAGATCTGGGACCTGTTCACGGAGTTGGCCACCAGCGCCGGCACCACCTTCTTCGGTGCCGAATATGCCGACCAGCGCGAGCGCCCACGGCAGGATATCATTGAGCCTTGCGCCTGCATCCATGGCGTTAGTGCTCCTGCACCCTTCTGGGAAGCGCTGAACGGCGGTGCCTTGCAGGATGGCAGTCTGGCGCGCTTCCTCATTTTCCGCAGCGAGGAGGGCATTCCGGATAGGAATCGTCAGCCGGGACAAGCCTCTGATATCTCTGGCGAGCTCATGGACGCTGTCCTTGCCGTTGCAGATGTTGGTCTCAAGGGTGCCGGAAACCTCGCTCGCATCGGGGCGCCTACGACGCGGCCGGAATCTCTGATCGTCCCAATGGACGCTGAGGCGCGTGTGGTCTTCGACGACCTCGACGACGTTATGACTTCGCGGCAACGGGAGGCAATTGGCACGAACCAGAGCGCAGTCCTGGCGCGGGTATGGGAAAACGCCGCGAAGGTGTCGCTCATCAAGGCGGTCAGCGCCAATCCGGTCGATCCCATCATCCGGGGGGAAGATGCGGTCTGGGCACGGGAACTGGTCGAGCATTGTGCGGCGACACTCCTTGTCCAGGCCGAGCGCCATCTCGCCAACAACGACATGGAGCGGTATCACAAACAAATGCTCGAATTCGTGCGGGAGGCCGGCAAGGGTGGCATCCGGCACAATGACCTTACGCGCAAGTGCCAGTTCATAGATCCCAAGCTCCGGCGGGAGATCATCGCTTCGCTGATCGAAGGCGAGCAGATCCGCTCGGAAACGGTGCGGAATGGCGGACGCAGTGGTACACTATATCGGTATTGTCAGGCCCAGCCATCAAACGTCCGCAAGGCATCAATTGACGCAATGCGGGGTGCATCCTCATGAAAAGGCGCGCTTTTTTGGAAACGTCAATATGTCAGGCGGAGGAAG